CTTTGCGGCCAGCAGACGCTGCGTCCAATTAAGCCACGCCCGCGCCGCACGACACTGCTCAGGTAGCATGGCAGCGTTATGCTAACACACCCCAAAATTGTCAAAAACCGTCCTTTGGGACAATTGCGCGCCTTTGCCACCAAGTCGTAGTTTTTCCGCCATATTGTTGCTAAGGTGCAAGTTCCGAATAATTCAGACACGGGGACTGCCCATGCCAAAACAACCAGTACAGCAACGCTTCCGTCTTTCATGCGAGGTTGATGTCGATCGTCTCGGCCACACCATGGTGGCGCTCGCCCACATCGAGGGCCTGGTCGTCACCGGATCAGAGTTGATCACCGACGTCGTGACGTTCAAGCACAACAAGAAGAAGCCACGCAGCAGCAAAGCACACCCGCGCCACCCCAGCGGCATCCCCGGCACCGACGTCATCGTTGGCTATGCAAGGAAGCACGGCGGCAAGTTCGCGACCGGCCCGTTGATGGACATTTTCGAGAAGCAGGGGCGCTCGCGCAAATCGGTCTCGCCGCAGATCGACGCACTGATGAAAAGAAAGCTGGCACAGCGCACCGGGCCAGGAACCTATGTACTTCTCGCCAAGGGCATGAAGTCAAAGGCCAACGGCGCGGAGGCGCCCCATGGCTAGATCCTGGCTGACACGCTCATACAATTTCATTGACCGCGATCCCGAGATCGATGTGTTCCGCACCATCTGGCAGCGGGAAAAACTTCGGGAAAATGACCTGGCGGTGCTGGCTGGTCTGTCGGCCAGTACCGTGAAGAATATGTTCGGCGGCGAAACCAAGCGTCCCGCCCACACCACGTTTGCAAAAATGGCTTCGGCCATGGGTTACACCTATGGCCTCCACCGCGAGTTGGCCCCGGTCTATGCCACTGAACTGCCGAAGGCTCGCGAAGAATACACACTGCACAAGGCGGCGCTTGCGAAAAAGCGGCAGCGCGCTGCTAACAAAAATGGAAAAGGCAAATGACCAAGAAACCAATTGGACCAAGGTCCGCAGGAGGTGTCGATACCCAGATCGGTCTTCGGATACGCCACCTGCGCATGCAGCAGAAGATCTCGCAGGATCAGCTGGGCGAGGCGCTGGGCGTCTCGTTCCAACAGGTCCAGAAATATGAGAAGGGCAGCAACCGGCTGTCGCTCACGCGCGCCATGCAGATGGCCAAGGCGCTCAACACCACCGTCAACGAGATCGCCGGCATTGACGGCGCCGGCAAAGGGGTCACCACCGTGGCCTTCGACTATCAGGTCTATGACCTCAGTCGCGCGTTGAGCCGCCTGGGCAATCACCCTAAACTGACGGCGAGCTTTCGCAACGTGATCAACAGCGTCTGCGACAATCTGGAGAACGGCAAAAAGAAACGGTGAGAAACATCCTATCATCAAAGCTGGAAGAGGGTCGCGTGCGCGAGGGGCCGTTAGGCTCGACCGCCGATGACGGCATGAGTGGTGCGTTCTTTGTGATGGGGCCGACCGGCGCGCAGCTCAAGATCATCTCCAGCGGCGTCGATGAGGAGTTCGGCTGGGAGCATGTCAGCGTTTCGACCGATCGGCGCCCGCCCAACTGGACCGAGATGTGCTTCGTCAAAGACCTGTTCTGGCGCGAGGACGAGTGCGTCGTGCAATACCACCCGGCGAAATCGGACTATATCAATTGCCATCCGCATTGCCTGCATCTCTGGAAGCCGATCGGCATCGTGATCCCAACCCCGCCATTAGAGTTGGTCTGACCAAAGGAGTGATCGATGCTTGAGCGACAAGAGCTGCATTGCCACGCCTGTAATTGCTACGTTCAATTCTCAATGGACATGAGCCTTAACGGCAATCACGTCCTGCATTGCCCGAACTGTGGCCATATGCATTGTCGCGTCGTCAGGAACGGCGTTATCACCGAGGATCGGTGGGCGAGTGCCAATGGCCAAGCCATCCCAGTCTACGCGACGACGAGTTCGGCGACATCAACGTGGACGGCTTACACTTCAGCCTCTTCCGCGACCACGTCGACGTCGGCGCAATATTTCCTTTATCAAAGTTGGAGCAACACCGGGCCATGGTCGTGACCACCATGAAGCTCTCGTCCACTGAGCGGTGGCGGCTGATTGAAAAGCTGGTCCGCGAGTGGCGTGACGCGCAGCTGGCGATCGATGCGCTAACACCGAAACAGCGACGCGCCGATCCAGGGCCGCTCGACCGGCTGATCGCCGCCCACAATGCCCTGGTCAAATATGCCGATGAGGAGATGGATTGATGGGCTACATGATGGCGTATAGCGCCTGCATCGGTTGCGGCAAATTATTCGGCTACAACCCGCATAGCGTTCCCTCCAGCAGCGCGGTGACCGGCGAGCGCGAGCCGATCTGCCGCACCTGCGTCGAACGGATCAATCCCTTGCGCATAGCCCGGCACCTGCCGCCGATCGTGCCAGCGCCCGACGCCTACGAGCCAGCGGAGGAGTAAGTGATGGCTGTCCTGATGATCGGCGCGACGGAGCGCGAAAAGATTGCCGAGATCATTGCCCACGCCAAGGCGCATCCGGTGAGGTTCGAGACGGTGCGCAAGGGCGTTGTCGATGACACCGATACACTGCGGCTGGAAGATCGCGTGCCTGGCATCGAGCGTCCACCGTCGGCGCATATGGTGTTCCCTGGCGGCTATCGCGCGGCTTTCTCGATCGAGGAACAGCCTGCCGGCTTCTGTAGCCACCTCTCGATCTCGGTGATGGGAAGGCGCAAGGGCATGATGCCGTCGCTGGAAGCGGTGCAGATGATCGCGGAGGAGTTCGGCGTTCCCTTCCCGCCCGACAAGGGCTGGAACGAGGAGTTCGAGCCGGGCGAATATGCGGTCAATCTTTTGTCGCTGTATGCACCGACGAAAGAGGGTAGCGCATAGAAAAAAGGCCCCGTGCCGAAGCACGGGGCCGATCTACAAAATAAATTGTTTTCAGCAATCAGCGTCTATAGCACACTCCTATCCGAATAGCGCCTGCGCCAGCGCCGCGATCAGCACCAGCGCCAGAACCACGACCGCGACCAGGACAGCGTCCCGCCGGCTGATCACCCGTGGACGACAGGCCCGAAGACCTGCCAGCCAAGCAGGCCGAACAGGATGAACTCGATCACGCCGCCGCCCGCATAATGGCCCAGACCGCTGCCCATGCCGCCAAAGTTGACGCCCAGCCAGATCAGAACGCAGATCGTCCAGATCACCCAAAACAATAAACCGCGCGTCATGTCATCTCCTCCCTATAGGGCCAGATCAGCTCGACCACGTCGTCGGTGACGAGGTCGAGATCCTGCATCAGACCTGGCGACAGATCGCAGGTGCGACCGGTCTTCTCATGCGGCCCCCAGTCTGCCGGGAAAGCGATCAACGCCATCCCGGTCCTGACGTTCCGAACCAGCGCCCGCTCTTCCTGCAGCGCCGACTTGGGCGTGACGTCGTAATCCCACCTGGCGGCGCAGTAGTGGATCTGCGGATTGAGCCGGCGCGCCAAGCCTGACGTCCCGGTCGGTTGGTAGGGCAGAAACAGTTCGGGCTGTTGCATGAAGTCAGAATAGAGCGCCAGGCCCTCGTCTTCGGAGACGCCTTCGTCGTCGGGGCCGCCGAACCAGCTGCACTTGCCGGTCAGATGCACCATCGCGCTCTCATCCGGCTCGATCGGCTCGATCGGCGTCGCGATGTAGTCCTCACCAACCAGCACATCGGCGATCGCATCGCAGATGTCGTCAAAGCGGGAACGATAGAGCGAGCTGTCTTCAGCGTTGTCGCAAAAGCAGATCTCCAGCAGCACCGCCGGCTCGTCGGTCTTGTTGAGAAAATACAGGTCGGTTCTTTTCTTCGGCCCACGGTTGGTGAACCCGCCGGCTGCGGCGATCGCTGCCGACAGCTCGCGCGCCATCTCCTCCTGGGTGACGTACAGCACCTCGACGCCGTGGGCCTGGCCGTTGAACGCATTGAAGTGAACGCTGACGTCGAGGTCGCGGTCTTGGGCATTATGGAACGCGACGATGGTTGCCAAATTGGTTTGCTGGCTCTTGCTGGTGTCATCATGGAAGGCCGCAACCCCAATGCCGCGCTCGCGCAATTTTTTGGTGACCGCCTCGACCACTTTGCGTGCCTCATCGACCTCATCGAGGCAAGGCGGGATCGGCGAGCCGGCGGCGCCACGGACATAAAGCCCGTGGCCCGAACTGATGGCGATGTATTTCATGGCTTCTTTCCTAGCTCGCGGGTCATAATCTCCACGATCCGCTCGACGCGCTCTTTGTTGGCTTCGGTTTCCTTCTCCGTCACCGTCAGGCGATTGTTGATCTGGGCGAGGTGTGGTGAGCCGCGCGTCTCCAGCGTGTCAACGCGGGTTTCCAGCCGCACCATGTAGGCGGTCATGGAGAGAACCGCAGCGCCGATCGCGATCGCCTGGGCGATCAGGAAATAGACCAGGGTTGCGTTGTCCCGAACCCAGGTTTTGAGCTGGGTCATGGCGGCCAGCCGGCGGTAAACCCTGCGGGTACCGCGCCCGTGAAATTGAACTGGCCAAAATTGGCAGCGTAGGAATTGCCTGAGCCGCCCGTGATCCCGCCAAACGTACAGTACGGCACGATAGTCCCTGCGGGGATGGTGACGCCGCCGACATTGGTGGCGGGGTCGTAGGTCGCATTGGCATTCCAAAGGCCGGTGCCGGCTGGGCGAAACCAGATCTTGCGGTTGGTGAGATCAACCGCGACACAAATGAAGTGTTCACCCGCAGCCGACTGATCACCGATGTTGATCCCGGTGCTGGCGCCATTAGCGGCGATGATCCCATTGGTGAACAGTCCAACGCCGACCGTCACCAAATTGCCGCCGAGCGTCGAAAACGCCGAGCCGGTCGTGGCAACGCCCATGGTGATAGTTTGGCCGCCGCTGCCCCCCGGTATCGACCCGACCATTTCAAAATAATATTTGCCGGTGGTTTTCCCGCTCGCCGCGGCAACCATGGCGCCCTGGTTTGATGACGTGGTGCCGGTGTTGGTCGCAACCAGGTTGTTGGCTGAGAGCGTGACGCTGGTGACGGTGCCCCAGATAGCCATCGTCAGGCCTGACGAGATCAGCGGGAACGGCAACACAAACGGAGATCCGCCAAAATTTGCGGTGTAGACTGCACCACCACCACTGAAGCCGCCCATCTTGACGAACGGCACCATGGCGCCAGCCGGAATAGGAATACCACCGACATTGGCGATTGGATCAGCCGCAGCGTTGGCATTCCAGAAGCTGGTAACGCCGCCTTTTTTGTTTTTGAACCACAGTTGATAATTGTCGAGATCCGCCGCGATCCCCCAAACGTCACCGCTATTGCCCTGGATGGACATGGTGCCCCACTGGGAGCCGTTGGCAAAAATCTGTCCGCTATCAATATTTGCCGTGTTGACAGATACCCCGACGACGCCGCCCTGGGCGCTGCCATAGTTAACCGTGCCGATCGTGCAGATGCCGACGCCTTCGTGCCAACCGCCATCGACGGTCGTCAGCGTGATTTCCCAATACCATTTGCCGGCGGACTTCTGGCTGGTCGAGGCGACCTTCACCCCGGTATCGCCATTGGTGGTCTGGCTGGTGGCAACGAGGCCGGCGCCCGACACCGTGACAAGCGTAGCCGTCGATGGGTCGAACACCGCCCATGGCGCCACCGGCCAGCCGCGCTGCCAACCCAATGGCCCTGACGCGCCGATCATCAGCATCGCCTGCTGCAGCGGCGACGACATTCAGGTCAGTCCCGTGCCGCTGGCGTACCACTCGGTCGCGGTAACCTTCAGTGCCGTGCAGACGCCATTGGCCGAAAGCGTTCGTGTGCCCGTGGTGCCTAAGCCCGCCAGGCGCAGCACGTCGGTGCCGCCGGCAACGATCGAGATCACGCCGGCCCCGTTCTCGTTGACGAAGGTGATGACGGTGCCGATCGGATAGGCGACGTTGGCGTTGCTGTCGATGGTCCAGGTCCGCGCCGTACCGTCGGCACTGGGGTGGAAGATGTGCTTTTCCGCATCGGCCAGAACCGTGGTGTAGTTGGCACTTTGCGAGTTTTGCGGGATGCCGCCGACGGCACCCACCGCATTCTGCACGAAAGCCGTAGTGGCGATCTGCGTGGTGCTGGTCCCCGGCGCTGCCGTCGGCGCTGCTGGCACCCCTGAAAATGTCGGCGACACGATCGGTGCGCGTGAGGTGTCGGTGGGATGGACGTGATCGTAGCGCGCATAGAGACCGTTGACGCCGGCAGATCCCACGCCATCCATGAACGGAATATTGTCGCTGGGCGAGGCGCCGGTCGGCACCGCCAGCACATAGGCCTGCGTGATCGGATTATAGGCCAGCATATAGCTGCCCGCCGGGAGTGCCGGCGCTGTGGTGAATTTCCGGTAGTCGATGTCGATGAA